GATTCTCTTAGTGGTATAACTGGGTATGATGTACAAGTAGATAATAATTCTGATTTTTCATCACCCGTTATTAATGAATCTAATTGGGATGCAACATCAATGCAATTAGCAGGGGGGACTTTCTTGGCAGCAGGTACTTATTATGCAAGAGTAAGAAACGTACAATCAGGATTGAAATCACCATGGACAACTGTTGGTGGTAATAATACCGCAATAACGGTTACTGTATAATTTTACAAGTAATATTGTTGTTTGGTAAAAATGTATATATGTATATATATACAATAACATAATATTAAAGTTACAAAAAAAAATGGAAAAACAAATTCAATTTACACAAGAAGAAGTTGCACAACTATCAGATTTACGAAGAGATGTTTCTGATGTTTTTTTACAATTAGGACAAATTTCTATCGAAAGAAAAAGAAGACTGGATGAATTAGATTTACTTGAATCTCAGCTTTTAGAAAAACATAAAGAATTACAAAAAAGTGAAGAAAATTTATTTAAATCTTTGAATGAAAAATATGGTGATGGTAATTATGACCCAAGTACTAATGTATTTACACCAACATCTGAAAGTTAAAATAATACTTTAGCAAAAGTATTTTATATTTATATGTGTACATTTACAAAAAGATAATTAACAAGGAGTAATAAAAATGGCAGAAAAAATTGTATCACCTGGAGTATTTACGAGAGAGAATGACCTTTCTTTCCTAGCTCAGGGAATTGGTGAAATCGGAGCAGCAATAATCGGACCTTTTGCAAAAGGGCCTGCTTTCGTACCAACCATTGTAAATACACAATCAGAATTTGAAGAAATATTCGGTACTCCCGATGGTTCTTATTATACGGGATATACCGTACAAAACTATTTAAGAGAAGCAGGAACTGTAACCATCGTTCGTGTAGGACACATCGGTGGATATACTCATGTTGACCCAATTGCTATTAAAGTACAGGCAAGTGGTTCAGGAGATATCAAATTAGTAGGTTCTTTATTCGTAACTCACAACGGAGATGAAGAAGTTGGTTTACCATCAACTACTATTGATGCTCAACCAAGTGCTTCCGCTTTCTTACTAAGTGGTTCTGCATTAGGAACATCGGTATCTGCATCTGTTTTACCATCAGCAGGAAATGACCTTTCCGATGTATTTGGTGAATCACCTCGTGGTGGTAAAAATGCATATTCATATGTTTATTTTGAAAAAGAAGCAACTGATTTAGCTTCAGTTCTAACCGCGGGTGGTGAAGTAATTTTAGAAACAATGCCTGACCAAGATTTTAGCTATGATATCCAACATGCCTCTACTCCATGGATTAAATCTCAGTTGATTTCAGGTGAAAGACATGACCTTTTCAGATTCCATACTTTAGGTGATGGTACAAACTATAATAAAGAATATAAAATTTCTGTTTTTGGTGTAAAAGCCGCTGGTGAATCAAACGCTACTGATTATGCAACATTCTCAATAGCTGTTAGACAGTTTTCAGATTTAGATAAGAGACCTGTAATCTTAGAAACATATAACAATGTTAACTTAGACCCAGCATCTCCAAACTATATCGTTAAAGTAATCGGTGATAGAAATGTTGTTATCGATGCTAATGGAAAACAAACTGAAAATGGTGATTATGTAAATCGTTCTAAGTATATTAGAGTGGAAGTAAAACCTGAAGGTTCTTTCCCTATTATTGCTGGACCATTTGGACATGAAAAATATGAAAACCCAATTAAATTGGCAGATGGAACTGAAGTTCCTGCAGTTATTTTCTCAACTGGTTCTGCTAATAATACTTCAACAAGTGCTGGTAAGTATAGTGGTATTGATTTAGAAACAGCAGTTGTTAAAGTTGATAACACACAATATTTAAAACCAATTCCTAATGGAGCTGGTAATGGTTCTAATACTGTATTCGCTTTTGATGGTACTGTATCAATAAATGGTGGTACTCATTCATTTGGATATGAATTGACAGGTTCTGCATCAACTGATGTTGTTAAGAGACAATTTATCGTAGGATTCCAAGGTGGATTCGATGGTGTATCTCCAACAGTTGAAAAAGCACTTGCTGGTTCATCTGCAAACTTCGGTAGTGGTAATACTCAAGGATTTGATTGTTCAACCGCAACCGCTAGTGGTTCAGTTGCTTATGTAAAAGCAGTAAACGCAGTATCTAACCCTGATGATTTCGATATCAACTTGGTATCTGCTCCTGGTATTGTTCGTAGACATCATTCTTATGTATTCGATTCAATCGTTGATTTGTGTGAGAATAGAGAAGATTGTTTCTTCATCGGTGATGTTGTAGGTGTAACTTACAATTCAGTAAATGGACAAGTAACTACTGATTCTATATCACAAGCTACCGAACAAGCTCAGGCATTGGATTCTAACTATGTTGGAACTTATTACCCATGGGTTAAGGTTCTTGATTCGAGAACAAATAGATTAACAGCTGTTCCACCATCAGTATTGATGCCAGGAATATACGCAGCCAACGATGCTTTCGCAGCTGAATGGTTCGCACCAGCTGGTTTGAATAGAGGTGGTATCACTGGAGCAGTTAGTGTATTAAATAGATTAACACACGCTGAGAGAGATACCTTATATGAAGGAAAAGTAAACCCAATCGCTTCTTTCCCTGGCGAAGGTATTGTGGCATTCGGACAGAAAACTCTTCAAGATAAGGCATCTGCATTGGATAGAATCAATGTTCGTAGATTGTTGATTAAAGTTAAGAAATACATCGCATCTACTTCAAGATACCTTGTATTCGAACAAAACACAGCTCAAACTCGTTCAAGATTCTTGAATACTGTTAATCCTTATTTAGAAGGAATTCAACAAAGACAAGGTTTATATGCATTCCGTGTAGTAATGGATGAAACTAATAACACACCTGATGTAATCGATAGAAACATATTGGCTGGACAGATTTTCTTACAACCAACAAAAACTGCTGAATTCATCGTGTTAGATTTCAACATTTTACCAACTGGAGCTGCATTTACAGCTTAAGTAAATAAAAAAATAAAATAACTATATTTATTAGTATATAATAGGAGAAAATAAAAAATGGCAGAAGTATTAGAATTTAACGAAATGTTCTATACCAATTTTGAACCTAAAATGTCAAATAGGTTCATTATGAACATCGATGGAATACCTTCATATCTTATCAAAGTGGCAACAAGACCAACAATCACTTTCGAACCCGTTGTTCTTGAACATATCAACGTTAAGAGAAAATTAAAAGGAAAAGGTGATTGGGCAGATGTAACAATGACACTTTATGACCCAATCGTTCCATCAGGAGCACAAGCGGTAATGGAGTGGGTTAGAAGTTCACATGAATCAATTACTGGTAGAGATGGATATGCTGATTTCTATAAAAAAGATATTCAATGTTATATGTTAGGACCAGTTGGTGATAAAATTGAACAATGGACTCTTAAAGGTGCGTTTATCAATTCTGCTAACTTCGGTTCAATGGATTGGGGAACAAATGACCCAATGACAATTGAATTAACTTTATCTTATGATTACGCTATCTTAGAATTCTAATATTACTCCACTTTATTTTAATAATTAAAAAGTTCTCCAAGTGAGAACTTTTTTTTGTCTTTTTCTAACTTTTTGAAAAGTATATATTTATATAAAACAAATTAAATAAAAGTTTATGGCAAATTATGAGTTTCCTACGGAGGTGATTTCACTCCCATCAGAAGGTAAATGTTATCCAGAAGGCAATCCCCTTTCATCTGGACAACTTGAAATCAAATATATGACTGCAAAAGAAGAAGAAATTCTAGCATCTCAAAATCTTATCAGAAAGGGGGTGGTGCTTGATAAGTTATTCGAATCAATTATAGTTGATAGAAAAGTAAACATTGATGATATTGTATTAGGGGATAAAAATGCAATTATGTTAGCTGCTCGTATTTTAGGTTATGGACCTGAATATGTTGTACAAATTAGTGATGATTTGGGTAATACACACCAAACTACTGTTGATTTAGGTAAGGTTCAGACACGAGAAACTGATTTAAGTTTATTAAATCGAGAAAACCGATATACCTTTAAAACATCTACTGGAGTTGAATTAGAATGGAGATTACTAACACACGGTGATGAGAAAAAAATTGATGCAGATATTCGTGCATTGGAAAGATTAAATAAAGCAGAGGGCCCTTCTGCTGAATTAACCACACGATACAGATATATGATTACTTCTGTTGATGGTAAAACTGATACACAATCAATTACTTCATTCATCAATAATAAGTTTTTAACAAGAGATACAAGAGCATTCAGAGAAAATGTTAGGAAACACCAGCCTGACGTAAACATGGAATTTGAATGGGAGAATCCAACTACTGGTGAAACTGAGGTGAAGTCCATTCCAATGGGCGTGAACTTTTTTTGGCCTACCGAGTAACTACTCCATAATACTACATAAACAAATTTTTGAATTATGTTATTATGGAAATGGTGGATTTACTCAGGAAGTTGTTTATGCTCTTCCAATACACTTGAGAAATTTCTATTATAAACAATTAGCTGATGCTAAAGAAAAAGAAGCAAAAGAAATGGATTCTGCTTC